TGTGTAACTCATAGTTTCCACAGCTGCTATTTCAGCTTCACTTGTTTTTTCTTCAATTAGTTCGGCTACTTTTTCTTCGTCAATATCTGATAAACAGGTTGGGCAAGTTCCGTGCAACGCTTTCATTTTTATAACAAAAGCCTGAGCATCACTAACTGTTTTAGATAGTTTTGCTACTTCTGCTTGATAACCTTCTATACCTTCTTCAGGCTTTTGAGGAATAGGCGTAAGTTTAATTTTGGACTGTAGTTGTTTGTAAGTATTATTTTGACTAATCTTTTTATTGGTAGACTCAATACTATTGATACTAGAGTCCAAGGCGGAGGCTTCTGTTATTAAGGTTGTATCTAACTCAGGTGCGGTAACAACGTCTTTTAGAGTTAAATCTGTCTTTTCATACTTGTTTAACCAGCTAGATACAGTATTAACTTGAGACTGTACTGCAGTAATATCTTTAGTAAGTTGAGTGCTTACTTCTTTAAAAACTTCTGCAGCACGAGTATACTTACCTAAATTAAGTATTTCGATAAGGAACTTTTTACGAGCAGTATCAGGAGCTGTTAAAAATTCTAAACTGCTGGCATTTGATTGATAAACAATCTGTGCAAAACTCTTGTGATCAAAACCCAGTATATCTTCGATCATTTTATAGGTTGCGGTTGCAGTATGTGCAGATATATCTACACCTTCTTTAAATAGTTTAACAGTTTGAGCAGTACCACGACTAGATTTAATTGTATAGTCTACATCATCTCGATTAAAGTCTAATTCAATAGTATAGGTTTTATCTTTAATATGGCGGTTAAGGATATCTGCTTTCTTAATGCCTTTTGAATTCTTATTAAATAATACTTCTTCTAAGATAAGAGCAATAGAACTTTTACCGTGCCCATTACGCCCTACTAGTTGTGTAAGCGGGGCTGAAATAAAATCAATCTTATTATCTTTTCCGTAACTAAAGGCGTTAGCCCATCGTAGTTGTTTTATAGTTATCATTTACGAGTAGTCTCTTTTTTAGTTCTGGTAACCCGCCTATATACTCACCACCAATAAATATTTGTGGTACTGAACGAGCGTTTGGTACTTTTTCAATTAAATCTTTTTTAGTATATGTACCAACGCCAATCATACACTCTGTATATTCAATAGCATATGAAGTTAGTAAACGTTTAGCTTCTTGGCAAGCGGGGCAGTTGGTTTGTGACCAAACTTCCGCTTTATTCGGATTCAATCTTGTCTGCATGATTTTGGAATTCCTTTAATACGTTTTCAATAGTATCTTCTGGCAACTCTAGGATGTAGGCAAGATACTCACGAATTTCTTCTGACATAGACATTTCTTTGTCTAGGATTAGGGCACTATCTGTATCCCGCTTAATTACTTTACGATCAATTAGATCTGAGTCTTCTAGTTCGCCAAGTTCTTGCATATCGCCCTCAACCTGATAAATAGTGTGATCGTAGTCAGTTTGAGGTTTAGGGTCATGTACAGCTACTGTACGACGAATAAGTTGAGGTAACTGTAGTTTGCGCCACTCATGTGTTAGAGTCGTAGTATCTAGTATAACCACACCAGTATCCACATTATGACGATGAAAACTAGTAGTAACGGGACTACCAGGATAGATAATATTTTTTTGACAATTTTCGTAGCTGTGTAAGTCGCCTGCTAAAACAACATCATAACTTGCAAATAGCTCTAAATCCATTTCAGGCTTTACGTGTGGTGGAATCTCTCCACGAACGTGTGTAAAGCAAATATTCCCACGAATTTGAAAAGGGTCTTTTTCAAACTCTTTTAATTTATTATATGGTATAAAGTCCATATTTTCCACTTTGCAGTAGTCATCAATAATTTCTACTTGTGGATTTAAACGATTGGTAACTTGTTTTAGGTTAGTAAGGAAAGTTGTATCCTTTTTAACTGCTTCATGATTTCCCGCGTAAATAATAGTAGGAATTTTGCAGTGATTAACCAAATCAAAATATGTTTCTAGTTCTTCCATGTTAGGAAGCTTATCGAATACATCTCCGCCAATAACAAACATATCGCATTCCGTTTGTAGGTCGTAGAGTTGTTGCCAGAGCATATTAAATCTATTCTTAGCCCATTCAATGGGTACGTTCTTCTGACCCAATTTGATATGGACGTCAGCTGTAAATAATACTTTCATATTGCCTTATGAGACAGAAAAGCCCGCTAAGCATTTCGTTTAGCGGGCTTAAGTTTTTTAACCAAGTTCTTTGACTGCTTCTTGCTCAGAAGATTCGGCTTCGCCATCTTCTTCACTATTGGTAGTAATCTTTTCCAACAAGGCTTTTACATCTGCTTCCGTAGGACGAGGAAACTTCTCATCAATATTCTTAGCAGCGTCAGCCATAGCACGCTCTTCATCAGTTAATGGGCGGGCTTTGCAACGCAAAACTTGCAATGTATACTCAACATTAAAAGGCAGGGGGCCTGTCTTTACACGCTTGAATACAACATCCCAACCAGTATCATAGTCAGTAGGGTCTCCCAAATCTTCAGCCGCTGTAACAATTTGCTCAAACAACTTCTTTTTCAAGTTAAGAGCAACAACTTTTTGCGACTTAGGGTCAATACAATTTACAGAATAGCTCCAAGAGCATTTTGCTTCTGGGAAGTACTCAGTAACATGATCTTTTTCAATGTTATCAAACTTCTCCTTTTCACGACTAAACGCCAAACATTCAACTGGAATATCTTTGTTATTAGTGCCTTTCAGCCAATAAATGTATCGTGGAAGAACTCCGCCAATTAAGCGGACCGTATTTTCGCCATCTTTGTATTCGTAAGATTCGACTTTGTTTGATTGTGCTTTACCTTTGGTATTTTTAAAACTAAGTGCCATTTTTATTTTTCCTCGTATTTGAAGTGAATTTTGTTTTCTGTTATTTTTAGTAGCGGATTTGATTTTATTGCGTTTAAGTCAATATCTGAATAAAAAGATAGGTCTAGATATGTGTAACCGTAATGTTTATATATGGCGTAAGTTCTACGCCCCGCTAATCTTATGTATTGTGCTTTATGTACAATATCTGTTACGTTATCAGTAAATAAACGAGCAGGGTTTATTAGAAAACTATTACCTTTTAAGTTAAAAATCGGTTTGATTTTACTGTATTGGTTTTTAGGAATAGATTTTCTAATAAAATGCAATCTTAAAGTTTCAACTAATTTTGTTGAGTCGCATTGTGTTTCGGACTCAAGCAATCCAAGGTTGAAGAAAAGGGTCATATACTGAAACTTAATAAATATTATACCATTTTAGATATCATTTGACAAGTGAAATTTTATCTACGCTAACACTTTCCAGCCTTTGCGGAGATAAAGCCCTAACCTATCTGTGTTTTGCTTCTTATCAGCGTATCCAGCAAATTGAATGTCTACTATAATTGGGTCTAGTTTACCGTCATGCATTCGCATAATTCTACCAGCAATTTGTTCTAGTAAACTATCGTTTGACATAGGAACAGCTAAGATTACACAACTTAGGATGTTGATTGAAATTCCCTCTGAAAATATTTGCCTGCTACCAGCAATGCACATTTTTTCTTTGGCAAGGATTTGCTCTTTTGCTCGTTGTCTATCTTCAAAACTGGTTCCCCCAGTAACCAACAAACACGTTTCACCAACATACTCTTTTACTTTCTCTAAGAATTCTACACGATCCGCTATAATGAGAACAGAATGACCTTCAGCAATATGTAAATTAGCAATATCGCTAATAAACTTTCTATAGTTGTCATTTTGTGTTAAGTCCGTTATTTTGTCTACCCAGGTAGCATTAGGTTTAAGAGTAATGCCACTTTTTACCATGTGAATAGTAGGGGGTATAGTATTAGAAACGGGTGGTTTTAATACTGTTGTACCAAAATAGTCTTTGAAAAGAATGTGTTTACCATCTTTTCTTATCATAGTCCCGCTAAGGGCTATTCTATATTTGGCATGAAAGCTATCAACTGTTCCAGCAAATGTTGTTGCAGGACAATGATGCGCTTCATCTAATATTACTGTTCCAAACTCTTTAGCAAGTTCCGCAGTATGCTTAACTAAAGTCTGTATGTTTGCAACAGTAATAAAGTGATCCTCATAGTTTAAATCACCACCGCCTATGATTCCACATTCGCAACCAAATAGGGTTTCAATTTCTTCAATCCATTGATCTCTTAAAGCTGCGGTATGTGTTATAACTAAAGTTTTCTGTCCGAACTTTCTGGCAAGATGTAGTGCTGTGAAAGTCTTTCCCCAACCTGGTAAAGCATTTATAAAGCAAGTACCCTCTACTTCATTGTAGATTGTTTGTTGATCTTCATAAAGCTCAAATTTAGGGACAGGAAAAGGTGCTGGAACTAAAACTCGTTTATCTATTATTTCGTAATCTTTGGGGATTAAGTCTGTACGACCTTGTGGGATAGAAAGAATTCCCTTGATTAACGACTTATAGTTTTTAATTGTTTCGACACTAGCAAATTTCTTTGAACCAGTGTCTTTATGTATTTTGTAGGTAAGAGACTTAATTACGTGTTTAGTATGCTCTACACCTGGATTATCTAAGTATATTCTGTTTGATATAACTGCTTTTGCCACTATACTAGTCTCCACGTATCTTTTTGTGGATATTCGTAGTATCCGTAAAATAAATAGCTATTATCCATATATAAAACCCCTGCGTATTGGTGATAGCTTTCAGGCTGAATCATAGTTTTGAATCTATGAGCCACGCCTTCCAATTCTAATACACACCCTATACCCTCCGCAGGTAACACTTTAGTAATCTTCTTTGTTGTCAGTTTGGCGCGCGTAGATTTTTTATGTTGAAAAACTTGTCCGTGGCTATCAATAAACCATGTTGTTGATTTTGCTAACTTAATAATATCTACAAGAAAGTATACTGCTGAACTTATAGGAAACAACGTTGCTTTGCCTTGCAAAGCAAGTCTTCGTAAGCCTAAAGTAGGTTTATCAATAGACTTATCGTCTACAAACCTATAGTTTGTTGTGTGTTCAGCAGTATCCTTATCACTATATTCTGATTTATAGTATACTATGCCACCCTCTGTTTCAGGCTGTTTCTCACCCAGCCTGAACACGGGAAATACGATTTCCTGTAGTTTCATAGTAACCTTCCCAGTCGCCAAAACTATAGTCACTGCCTACGTCTTGGTCAACGCCAATAGGAGTATTTGGGATTTCACAACCCCACTTGTGTTGAGTATTGCGTTTTAAGATTTCACAATACGCATCTACGTGTTCTTCTTTTACTAGTGCAACAATAGAGTCGTGTACTAACATGAAGATGTTTGCGTCAATGCCTTTTGCTTTAATTTCTTCAGCAGTTCGCATTGCACCAAGTAAATTAACGTCTGAGGCAAGGCTTTGTACTTCGGCATTGATTCCTGATCTGACTTCATGTGCTGCAATACCTTTATCTGAGCTAAAGACATTTGGTAAGCGGCGTTTTCTACCAAAGAATGAGTAAGTGTATCCATTTTGTTCAATAAATGATTTGCGTGTGTCTAGCCAATTTTTTAACTTACTAAATTTCTTAAAGTATTGTTTAATATCTTCTCTGGCACGGTCAACTGGATAATCTTCGCCAGTGGCTTTTGATACAGTTTGTGATACTTTATTAGCACCCGAACCATACAAAATACCGAAAGAAATAGCTTTAGCACTCTGACGCATACTGCCATACTTTTTCTTAACGTCTTCAACCGCACAAGGCAAGTCAAACACCATTTTAGCAATAGTTGAGTGAAAGTCGCCACCGCTAGAAAATACTTCTTGTAAGTTCTTGTCGCCACTCAGCACAGCTGCATAGTACATTTCGGCGGTGGTCAAGTCTTGCGAAACGATCTTAAAACCCTCTGGAGCTTTGATGCAACCTTTGATAATAGGATTGTCGCGAGGTATTTGCTGAGCGTTGAACTTCCCAGAACTACTAAGCCTACCGCTAGTAGTAAATATAAGATTAAAATTTGTACGTATGCGACCATCGCGGTCAAGCTCTGGTAAAATCTTTGAAATATAGGTGTTTTGGATTTTTCCAAGTTGTCGTACCTTTAAAATCGCCGCAGGGAGTGGGTGCTCTTCTGACAACTGTTCAAGTACCTCTGCATCTGTTGAGACTGCACCTGTAGCAGTTTTCTTTCCAGTGGGGGATAAACCAAGATAGTCAAAAAGAACAACCCGTAACTGCATAACACTATTGGGATTAAAGATCTTTCCAGTATCTTGCTCAAAACGCTTAACTTCTTCAAAACCATATACCACCTGCTTAGCTTTCTCAATCTCATCGTCAAGATATAAGTTGGCAGCAGCCATTCTTTCTTGACTAATGGGGATTCCTACTTCTTCCATATCCATTAGGAATAGTGTACCAGGAATCAAAATCGTTTCATAAACGAAACGTAATTTATCGTTGTTTTGGACGATAGGCCAAAATTTCATAAATAAGTCGTATGTTACGGCAGTATCAATACTAGCATAACGACTAATAGTATCAAATGGAATAAGGTCATAAGTAAAGTCGTCTTGTAAAACGCCATTCTTAGCACAATACTCTTTCTTGAAATCATCTAACTCTGAGTCGTAATCTCCATAGTCTGTGTACTTGAGAGCAAGCTGTTTCAGACCGTGACTATCAGTTTCATCTAACACATAGTGCATAACCATAGTATCATGAACTTTGTTACGATCAAATGTCAAAGCCAAATGATAGGCTAACATTTTATAGTCAAACTTCATGTTATGGAATACAATATGGAAAGTATTACAAATTTTCTGCAATAATTCAATGCACTCTTCATCCATAGCATCACATAAAATGTAGCGACCATGCTTAGATTTATAACTAATAGAAACACCAAGCACATACCCATCGCGAGGATAGAGTCCAGTTGTTTCTGTGTCTAGTGCTACATAGCCCTGAGCATTTTCAAGAACTTCTAGTAAAAAGGCTTTAGCTTCACGAGTATCATTGATACCTTTAAAGTCGCCATCACTGGGACCTTTGAGCGTACCATCAATATACTTGTGAATCTTATCTACTGCGCGCTGAAAGTCAGGCTTGCCCTCTGGCTTAAAAGCCAACATCGCGGGATTAGATATAGCCACATACTTTTCGTCAACTAGCGTACCAGCATAGTTTGTTACTGAAGTAATTTTAGCATACTCTTTTGCGGCTTCAGCACCTACTAAGATCACCAAATCATATGATGTTAAGTCTACTTCAAGATCAACGTCTTTTTTCAACAATTTTGTAATAGGAACTGAACTCATGTGGTAGTGATCAAAATCAAACTGAAAATAATCTTTGTACCGAGTACGATTAGGAGCTTTGTCAATTAATGCAATTTTTTTCATTTTAATACTTTCTTATAGCGTATTGTGGCTATTTGTTTATATATTCTGCAATCGAGCGAACCTCAAATACATCAAGTTCGCCTGGATCTCTGTCATCAGGCAATTTAATAATCTCAACAATAAAGTTCTCTGCTTCAATCAGAGGTTTTAATGCTTTGGCAGCTTTATCGCCTGCCTCGTCACCATCAAATAAAAGATATATATGAGTAATACCTTGTGCTTTAAACGGCAATAGTTTTTGTTTTGTTTCATTTTGTAGAGTGTTTGTGCCAAAGGCACATACTACGTTTTCTAAACCTTTATCATAAAGATTTAGCATATCAAACACGCCTTCCACAATTACCATTGACTGATAACCGCTTGGAAGATGTGCAGGAAATACGGGCATCTTAACTCCGCTAGGATAGTTAATATACCTTGGATTTCCGTTGCTAAGCGTATGCCTACCAACAAACACTACTGTTTTACCAGTAATATCTTTAATTGGGAAAACGATTCTATCAACAAGTTTTTCAACTACATTAGTATAGAATGCGCCAAAGTATTTTAGTGTTTGTGGACTCACTCCACGGAACTGCTTTAGGTAAGGAGTGTGCCCGTTAGGTAACTCTAATCCTAAGTGGCTTGTTCTTAGCTCATTTAATTTTTCTTTGAGTGCCGCAATCTTCATAGGTACAGGATTAGTAAAAACCCCGTAATATTTAAATAAGTTTGTTTTGAAGCCACAACTAAAGCAATGAGCAACACCAGTAACTCGATCAACACGAAAACTAGGATTGGAATCCTCGTGATCTGGGTTTAAGCACTTAATAAGGTAGTCGCGGCCCGACACGCTAAATGCTAAACTGTTTTTATTAATTAGTTCTAGTACTGGATCGCTCATTTTAATTCCATGGTAAGTCAGATGCTGTATCGTCTTGTTTTAAATCGTCGGTCTTGGTCTTTTTCCCAGCTTTCTTAACAACTTCCTTAGCGGCTGGTTTATCCACTGACTGTGGGCTAATGCGTAAGGTGTCCCAGTCAATCGGGCACGTAAATGCCATTTCCTTGCCGCCTCGAATCTTTGTTGTTTCAAAACTGATCGCATTGGTCTCTTTGTCATGTGCCTCCATCGTAAGGGCGATATCAGCCGCATCCAAGATGCCCTTGGCGAAACGCGCCTCACCTGTGGCATCGATTTGGTACGGAGATACCATAACGATCTCGTACTTTCGCGCAAGATTTTTGAGCTTCTTGGATATTTCAATTTGTGGTTTCCAATCGTATTGGTCTGTGCCTTCTAGTACAATTTGATTTATGTAGTCAACAACGGCAACTTTTAGTTTATCACCAAACTTTGCTTTGGCTTTACCAATATGCAAGTCGATGCTACTTAGGGTCAAGTCTCTGTCGTCAACAATAATCATTTGATTATCTACTTTAAGGAGATGGTTTCGTACTAGGTGTTCTTCAAATTTAAATCTGTCTCTGTGACGCATAAAATCTCCGATAGTAGCATCAGCATCTTGGAACATTCCTGCTCGGGCTTTTACTACTCGAAGAACTTCGTCATCTGTTAGTTTGTGTTGTTTTAAGTTTTGTAGGTTCACATTAGCTAAAATTGCTAAATTGCGTTCCATTGTTTCTTGAGCAGTCATTTCTATTGAGAAGTAAATGCTGCTATTACCAGATTCATACTGATTAACAAAGATATTACTACTAGTAATAGACTTACCAGATCCACGCTTTCCTCCGATGAGGATGAGTTCCTGGCGAGCCACTCCACCAAGCACAGCGTCAAAAGTATTATTAAGGCCCAAATAAACACGTTCTTTCTCCAGTTCGTCGGGATGACGGAACATCATCATATCAGCCATAGTGAACACTTTTTCACTTGTATGGGTTTTTTCTTCTATTGTTAATGCTATGTTTGCTAAGTTATCTTTTATTTCGTTTGAATCGTAAAGCGGTAGTTTGTCTACAAATTTGTCTAATAATTTTACCGTTTCATTTTGTGTATACTGATCGATTAGCGCATCAAGCGCAACCTCAGCTGAAACGTCAGGAACCTCGGTTAACCGAAGGGTTGCTAACGTCTTCGACGCTGGACCCTCCCTTAAGGTTATTTCGAGATCGTCAAATGACGGTACAGCGCTGTATTTCTCATAATACTTATTTATAGCACCGTACAAGGAAGAGTATGCAGCATCCAGAAATACTAATTTGAGTTTAGCCCATATGTCTAGGTTTCGCTCAGTTAGCAATTTATTTAAGACTACTGCTGATGTATCCAAGATTACCCTACTTTCGATTCGTTATCAATAATAACTTGGTCAATAATTTCTGTGACTTTATAGAGAACAGACTCTCTTAATTTTTTAATATCTTGTTGATAAGCAGTATCTTTGTCGTACAGTAAACTCAACTGCTCATGCGTAATTAGTTGTTGCAAGCCAAAATAGATATGATCATATGCCATTGTAGATTCAGGCATAATTTCTATTTGTGCGGTTTTGCCGTAATTGTGAACGGCTTGTTTGACAACCTCTTCTATTGTGAAGGAGTCGTTGTCATGGTATGTAATTGTAACCTTCATCTTCGACTCGCTAAAGTAAAAAAGGTCGGGAGCTTTTTAAGAACTCCCGACCAATCGTTTATAAAACTAGATTAAGCAGCAGCTTTGGCTTCTGCTTTGGCTTTCTTAGCAGCACCATCATAGTCAGCAACTTTGATGCCACGACGTGTCAACAATGTACGAAGACCACGTTCTGTTTTGTCAACAGCTTTAGCAATGTCAGCAACAGTCATACCAGCAATCTTGTCACCTAAAGCGGTCACAGGATCAACAGTTTCTTTAGCATGAGAAACACGCTGTGCGGGAATCTTAGCAATTTGACCTTTGCGTGTCAAGCTCAAAGCTTTGCCACGGACAGAAGCAACTGTCTTGTTCAATGCAGTAGCGATATCTTCGATAAAGCTACCTGCGTCAGCCATAGCGATAAACTTAGCTTCTTCAGCTTCAGTATATGTACGAGCCACTTCAACTTTTTCAGCAGGCTTAACAGAACCTGTCAATTCCAAAGCCAAGAGTTTGCCTTGGATTTGTTTTGCGGAAAAAGAACCACCAGCAAATGCTTCGGCAATTTCTTTGTAAGTCAGCGTACCAGCGTTGTTAACAACGAAGTCTGCCAAGTCTGCGCTTTGCTCAGGAGTAAATGCGCTTGTTTTTTCTTTAGCCATTGAAGCAACATCATAGTCGAGTTGACGCAATTTTGAGGCAACAGAACGAGTTGTGAAACCAAGGGCTTCAGCAGCTTGCTCAACAGTGTTAACGCTAACAGGTGATTGTCCACCAACCATGCTAGTTAATTGGGCAACGGTTTCGTCAGACCATTTTTTAGCTTTTTCAGTCATTTTTATTTTCTTTCAAGAAAGTATTTAAGTTTGTGATAATTGTAATACCGAGAGACTCGGCTTTTTTGCGTTTTGAACTACCTTTATCTTCTTCATCAACTAAATAATTTGTGGCTTTCGTCACAGATTCTACTGGTGTGTAGCCTGCCTCTTCTAATGATTTGTAGGCTTCTGCTTTAGTTTTATAAGATGATAATTTTCCTGTGATACAAATAGTTTTTTGATTAGTATTCGTATTGGAATTCTTTTGAGATTTAAACGAGAAAGGCAAAAACTCTCTCATCTCTTGGAAATCAGTCTCAAGCCAAGCAACTAAGTTTTGTGTAACTTTGTCACCAAGTCCAGCTTGCTTGCAAGTGTCATAACTGATTTCGTCTACAGATGTAACTACTTCACACAATTTCTTACTTGCGGTTGAACCAACTAGGGGAATAGAAAAACTTGCAATAACTGTAGCTAAGTCAGCAGATTTACTGCGTTCAATTTCATCTAACAGTTTGAGTGCAACTTTCTCACTGCCCAGTGATTCAACAACTTGTTCTGAATCAAGATAAAACAATTCTGTAATATCTGACAATCCAAGTTTTTCAACTGTGCGAGAACCCATACCTTTAATACCAAGAGTCTTACAGAAGTGTTCGACCTTTTTATTTAACTGAGCACCGCAAGCCGTGTTTCTACAAAAGAGCTGATCGTTGACCAGTTCTAAAGGATAATTACAGCAGGGACATTCGGTCGGTATTTCGATTCTCATAGTTTATTTATCAATTTAAGTATCTATTATACTAGATTAAGTCGCCTAGAACAAGTGAAAATTTCTCTTGCCCTTGGCTAAAATTTTTATGCATCTACTTTGTGAAGTATGCAAGGGATAATTTCACCTGATCTAATTATGGCTACGGTGTCTCCGATTTGGAGATCCAGCATTTCAATAAAACCAGGATTATTAAGAGTAGCCCGACTGACGAGGGCATCGCCAATATAAACAGGCTCAAGAATAGCAACTGGAGTGACTTTGCCACTTTTGCCAACTTGCCATTCAACGGATAAGAGTTTTGTTTCGACATGGGCTTGCCGTTCTTTTTTAGCATATGCACCACGGGGATGCTTGGCAGTATATCCTAAATCTTGGAATACTTGTGTATCATTTACACGAAACACTACTCCATCACAGGGATATACTTTGTCTAAGTCTGGCTCGCTAATTACATTAAAACCATACTGCTTTAGTACATCTAGTTCTTTACGATAAGTTGTAGTAATACTAGGTTGCGCACCATAAGCAAAAAAGCTTAGCGCACGTGTACTAAATTCTGTTGAGTCTTTTAAGTTTAATGAACCTGCTGCATAATTACGAGCATTTTCAATATAACTTGGAGCAACGATCTCACCAGTAACTTGATAAATTCCTGATAGTGGAATAGTATGCGGAACTAACCCAGTGTGGCTAAGAATCTTGTCTGTAATAAGCTGACCTTCAACACCATCACCACGAGTCAGTGCACGTACAAGGTTGCCATCCACATACAATAAGCTAATAGCAGCACCATCGAGCTTGGCAGTAGTAACAATATCACTAATACCTTCCAAAGGACGCTTTTGATCTTCATCTTCATAATACTTTTGTAGTGAATACATTTGATAAACATGACGCTCGACATTGCCGTGTTGCTTAGCACCAACAGCATTATATCCGATCGACTCTGCAAGTCGGTCGAACTGGTCGTCACTAATGATCGGAGCACCACTATAGTAGGCTCGCGAAGCTAAATTTAAATATTGTTCAAGTTTGTTCATAAGTATTATTATAACATTTTAAGATAGCAGATTCAAGTTTATTTTTCTTTTATCTTGTCCGAAAAGTATTCAATGACCTCTTTGCCTTCGGCTTTAGCACAAATGTCAAACAGTCCGTAGAGTAAAGAATGAATATTTTCAATGGATGCTGGAATTGAAATACCTTCGCGACTAGGTACCCAGTCACCTTCATAGCTTAAAAAGTACTTGCGTAGTTGAACGTAAATTACATCACGAAATTCGTTGACTACCAACTTGACCTGGAAACCTTTGTCTATGTTTTCTTCTATTAAGCGTTCGTATAGTATATTAGAGTCCATTAGATTCTGACTCCCATTTCTCGTAAATGTTCTAGACTGGCTAGTTCAGCTGCTTCTTGGTATGCGTTTTGTTGCCAACGTTCAGCAAGCAACCAAATCCTGTAAACAAAACCATGTTTATCACTTTTTTGCTCCGAATCAATACGTGCAGTAGAATCATAGCGTGAACTATAAACTACTTCGCCAATCTTGAATCGATCACGAACAGCGCCATCTGGAATCATTTGAGGGTCAAAGTAGCTGCTTCCAGGTACACGAATTGGTACGGAGTTACCCTCTAGAATGTCCTTGATGAAGCGACTACTGCGATATGTCATCTTTGAGATGGCATCCACAGTTTCGCCATTTAGGTACTCTGAAATAATATAAACTTTTTCTTCCTGTGTTGCAGGCTTACCTCTGAGTTGCGATTTACGCTGTGAGATACGAGTTTGTTTTTGTTTATATTCTTCAATGATAGTACCAAGACGAGTCGTATTATAACTCATGCCTAAAATAGCACACGCGTCTTTTTTGGTAATTGGTTTCTTACCTTCTTCCACAGGGTCAAGTAGACGGATAACTTTTGCAATATTAGCATCAGTCATCAATTCTTCTTCTAGTGCTGGGCGTTTACGTGTTGCCATTTTATTCCTTTGAGTTTAAACGAAAAAGGCGGCACAAAGCCGCCTTGAATTACTTCAATACTGATAAGAAGTAAACTGCAGCTTTACCTGTGAGCTTGCTAAGAATGTCTTCATCAACTTCTTTGCCTGCTGCTTCGATAGCTGCACGGAGTTCAGCAATGCTGGACTCTTTTGAGACACGCTTAGTGCCTTCACCGCTAGGGGCTTTAGTTTTTGTTGTACTAGCACCTGCTTCTTTTTTCACATAAACACCAGCTTGCACCAGTACCATGCGAACGCCGTTAGGCGACATTTCAATTTCTTCTGCAATATCTTTGATAATCTCAGTCGAAGATTCAGGTGTTGGACCTGCTGCTTCGTATTTGGAGATTACTTCTTGCTTGAGTTCTTCTGTCCAAGTTGCCATTTGTTTGCTTTCTTTAATGTATATTTTTATCTGTTTTTAAATTACCTGATTTTACCAAATCATTTTCAATTAATGCATTGTAAGCTGCCTCATACGCACAAACTAAACTGTATAAGTTGTCTGTGGGAATCAGACTGTTTGGTAGATTGTCAGGAGAAATTGTGTGCTTTATACACATCTCTTCAATTTTAGCACGAATTTGTAAACTTATTTTGACTGCATCGGCTAATATTTCACTATCCCATGTTTTAAACTTAGACATAGTCTGTTGTAATGTTTGACATTTGTTCTGGAATAAATCTACGATAGTTGTGCTTAAGGTCAAACTGTTCAAGCATTGCCATAGTTTGCTCGTGCTGTGCTGACTTCAATGCTGAAAAGTCACGGCAAAAAACCACAAACTCATCTTCAGGCATTTGCGAAACATCAATACCTTCAACAAATTTAGTTGGACCAACTAGCGGCAATACCGCACGCTTTGACTCAGTGCCGTCTGCTTTTGTATAAGTGAATTCTATGAAGTTCATGTTATGCCTTTGTTTCGTAAATTAAGTATATATTATACCGCTTTTGCAATTTAGGGTCAAATGTAAATTTTTAAGTTTGACTTTCCATTACCGCCCGTTCAAGACCAAGTTTAAAACGCTCAGCAAAACTTGGTATAAAAATAGGCAGCACAGCAAATGGAGCAGTAATTGAGGTTATGGTTATGTAAATTAAATAACTTAACCAAGTACTTTCTGTAAAACTATTTTCTACGCCTATTTCTTTAGCAATAGCTATAGCAGGGGCTAAAAATAATACACAGCTTGAAATACCTGTTGTTAATGCAAATAAAAGATATATTTCAATTATTTCCATACTAAGTTACCTTTAGAGTCGTGTGCTCTAGCACCCAAACTAAAGTTAACTTTACCTTCGATGACTTTCATTTTGTCCCAGTCAGGTCGATATGCAAGAGCTGCCGACTGAACTTTAGGATTACTACTAAATAAATCTGCACTTGCGCGACCAGTAAATTCTTTAAACAATTTTGCAAGCCTAATGTTACTGTGACTCCATACAGTTTTAGTTGTAGGAGTGTGTCTACGATATTTAATATTTGCTAGTGCGTCTTTGATTTGTTCGTTATTAGGTTGCTGTTTTAATAGTCGTGTTAACTTAATTTTGCGATTTGTAGCCCAGCGTGTGCTAGACTTATACAAAGCAGAATATGCTTGTTTAGATTTACTTACTGATGCCATTAATTACTCCGTGTCAAAATCTACTTCAAATTCGTCATTCCAAGAATTGTATACATATCCTTCAATATTAGATTCTGCACGCTCTGTCATTTCTTGAGCTTGCTTAACGGCGTGTTGAATTTTTTGAATTTCTTGCAAAGCAGCAATCAACTCAGGAATAGCTTCAACATGAACTGGCAAATAACGATTGCATCCGTCAAACAAACGAACTTCATCTAAACCACCAGGACCTGTGCCGTGTTCTACGCCATAGTAATACTGATTATCGTTTGCTTCGAACAGACCATCGCCAAACGTATCGTCATTGGCATTACCAAAATAAATTTTCATTGTGTTTCCTTGTGTTAAAGTTTTCTTCAGAACTTGTATTATATCAAAAATAGTATAAGAGTTCAAGTAAGTTTTTTACAAACAAAAAACCCAGCTTAGCGCTGGGTTAGGTGTTTTGGGTGTATTACTGGATCAGGTACAAACTTGCGGTTTGGATTATGCAATAGGGGATCGGGTATAAATGTATTTTTCATGGTGCGCTCGACTGGACTCGAACCAGTAACCAACGGATTATGAGTCCGCTGCTCTAACCATTGAGCTACAAGCGCGACTCGAAAAAGTGGAGCGGGATATCAGGCTCGAACTGATCTCTCTAGTTTGGAAGACTAGGGCACAACCCCTATACCAATCCCGCTTATATGTCTAGTGGAACTAACTCTACCTGAACAAAACCATGTTCATCAATCGCCCAAACTAATACTTCATATATATTAGCTGTAGTATAATTAAAAGGGGACATCTTGATCTTCCCACGGCTCAATCTCGTTTTTGTAATGTTCTTCGGCTTCTTTAAAGCCTGCACGAGCTAATAGATCGGTCATAACAGGCGTAGTAAAATTTACAAAGCCTTGTTTATTTAGCCAAATTAGGTACTCAAAATCTTCAGCTATAATATCACATACTCGACAACCAGCAAATTTGCCCATTGTCAGCTTATCCATCATATCTAATTTTGTTGATTTCAAACTACCAAAAGTTTTAGCCATTTTCTTTATCAGCCTCTAATTCTTGTAAAGCAGCCATTTTAGCTAAAACTAAGTCAATTCTAGCCATTACTTGTTCTGAAGTCATCCAAATATCTTTGTTGTTCAACATAGATTGAATTTCTTCTGGTGTTAAAAAGTCGTGATATACTTCACTTAAAAACTTTTCTGACCAAGCACGTTCAAATTGAAGTTGGTCAAACATTTCGCCACCCTTACCAAACACACCTGCTGAATAGTTGTGAAACATAAATAGTGAGTGCGGAGTTACTTCAAACTCGTCACCATGTAAAAAGATCATTGTTGCTGCACTCATACAAGCGCCTTCAACTGATGTGATTACATGAGCACTGGTTTCTGATAAGACGCGCAAAAATTGCAGAGCCGTATATAAATCGCCTCCGCAACTATTAATGTAAATTTTAACTGTGTCAGTTGCACGAGCATTGCGAATAGTGTCAAACCATTCTGTGTACTCAGTAGCATCTTCAATTTCGCCTGACAAATAAAACTCGTATACGCTTCCACTATTTTTAGTAAAATATTGTTTACCTAAGGTAATTTTTGTTTCGTCTGTCATGTATGCTTTCTGTTATGTAATTGGAAGTGTGAGTCGGATTTGAACCGACGACTTTACGGATTTGCAATCCGTTGCATTAGACCACTCTGCCATCACACTATAATCTGGCGGTCTTATGGGGTAACGATCCCCATCTACAGCAGTGACAGTGCTGTGTGCGTCCGTGAACACTTTAAGACCATTTTTTAGTAGCGCCTGGTCGCCATATCCAGGTTGCCTCAGCGTCAGGGAGGAGAATAACGCTTACATGCAATAGCCAATGAATTCGCTACTAAAAAATGGTGTCCCGTACCAGATTCGAACTGGTGTGCTCGCCGTGAAAGGGCGGTATCCTAGGCCTCTAGATGAACGGGACTTATTTTGGTACGAGTAATCGGAGTCGAACCGATACGCTTTACGCGGGAGATTTTAAGTCTCCTGGGTCTACCAATTCCCCCATACTCGCGTTATTTATTCTAATCTAATTACTACTGTAATTAGGTCAAGCCACACCGAAGTATAATTATCTTTGATATAATCAATATCTCGAATACTAAGGTATGGTCCATTAACAATCTTGAAATCTTTTCCAGCGTTCCAGTCAGCTTTAGCTTCTTGGCTTGTTTTATACTGTCTGCCGTAAGCAGGCATAATCGTTAATGAGTTTGCTTTCATTGACTATCCTTGTCGTTAAAGAATAATTATAACAAACTTTTACCAGAATTGTCAACTTTAAAGTTTTGCACTTCTTGAGTTTCTTGATTGTTGCGAGTAGGTTTATCGGTTTCGCTATCTACTAAACAATCTTCGGTAGTAAGAATATCATAGTATTCATCTTTAGCAAAGATTGCGTTCCATCTATTTGCGTACTCTTGATCTGATACGCTTAAGGGTCTGGGTTTTGAACCTTTTCCTCCGTCTGACATATTACCTCTTTAAATGTGTTATTGATTTTTGTGGGGGTTTAAGTTGTTGAACTTCATATTGCAAGTTAGTTTCTACTGCAATAGTTCTACTTTTAAAAGCAATAAACTCTTGTTGTTGTTGTTTATATCGTTCTTCTAAAAGGATTAGTTGCTTTGCTTGGCCTTCTGTTCTTTGTCGTAGCATATCAATCTGTGCTTTATATGCTTCCATGTATCCGTAGTTAAACTGCGTTAAAATATACATTGCCATACATAGTGTTGCTAAGAACATACACAACAGTTGATAAACTAAAGTAGTATACGTATGGTAAATATTTTTTAAGTTTTGTAATAAATTCATATGTATAAATAAGAAAAGGCTTAGGTTTACCTTGGTTTGGTAAACCTAAACCTTTGTTTAGGGCTTCTGTTTTCTTTTATAGACTGGCTACTATCTGTCGGTATAGAATTGGTTGCGGTGGAAGGACTCGAACCTTCTAAGCGGAGCTTATGAGACTTGCTTTTACCCTGACTCACCGCGGTTTAATAGCAATTATTAAAAAGTTTGCGTTCTTGATAATTTTGCCAAACGGCTTCTAATCGTTGAATGTCTTTGTAATCTTTTGGATCTGCTTCGCAGATAAAGTCCTCTAGCGTGTAGGGCTTAAACATATCCCTGACTCGCTGCATTAGATTACTTAGCATCTTTAACAAACCCGTATAACTTACCTGCTTCTTTTAGTACATCTTCAAAGCTGTACATTTTAGGAGCATATTGTTCCCAGTCTTCAGCTACTTTTTTACCTTCTTTTACAAGTTGTTCAAAAGTGCGGCCAGCAAAATCTAAGTTAATTTCTTGTTGCTTTGTTAAGTATTCTTGAGCCATTCTTAACATTTCTGCACGAATTTCAAAAGGATTCATTTTGAGTCCTTTTTAGGGTACATAATGTCTGATTGTTTGTCAAAGTAATATTTTGTAACAGTTGTCGTGTTATCAACAACCATTTTAGCCCAAGCTGTTTGAGCATCAATAAAATCATTAGCTACTTTATTTAATGTTGGATCAGTGATTACTTTGTTAGTAAAACTGTGTTTAAGATTTTGAAAAGAATCAATATAAAATTGAGGAGTAAACATATAGTTCCTTGTGTTGTGTGTGAAAAAATTCAAGAAATATTTACACAGCCCTGCTTGAATTGCTGTAAGGATAGTTTTCTGGTTTCCTTAAACCCGAGTGGTTATTAGAGTGCTGAAATTTTTGTTAGTGTACTTACTTTGTGTCCAACAATAGTATCTGTTGGTTTGTACTTGCCATCTGCATCAGGGCGGTATACTCTGATAAGTGCGCCTGGGTCTTCAGGAGTTCCAGTAATTTTAAAACTACTGCCAGGCACTTGTTCACTGCCGTTAGTAATTACTTTAGTTACTTTTCCACGAGCAGTGCCACCACTGCTACCCCAGCTAACTGAGTCTCCAGTTTTAACTGATTTGGCTTTTTCAACTATTTGTTCTAACTTTTCTGCAAAAGTTTCAAATAATTTTGTAACCTTTGCGTTAAGTTCCTGGCGATTCATTCTGACTTGCCTAGACGACCCATGTCGCCTTGGTGTGTAGTTCCGTCATCGCGATTAGCTATAATAATAGGCATAAGTTCAATGCTTCCAGGGGCTAAGTCGCCCACATCTGCACCAGTTTTAGGGTCTTTTACTTCAGCATAGCCTTCATCATAGGGTATACCGTTAGCTGTAGGGGCCATTTCCATAGACTTGATTTTCATATTAAATCTCCAAATTGCGGTTTAATTTGCCGCGTAATTGTTTGTGAGTCTTTTTATGCGCCCCACATTTACGCTTAATCATATGCACAACTACAAGGTTGCGCATTTTTGGTAACTTTTTCTTTTTCATAATAATACATTGATGTGTTTATTGTTTACTGCAACCCCCGCTAAGAGGCAAGGTCTAATTTATATAGTTAATTACGCTATCCTATATAGACACAGGAGTATAGCATAAGCTTATCTAGAAAACTTATACACTTCGGTCCCCAATGTGCCAAACGTGAAGCTGGCAACGAGCAATAAACACAGCAATGGATTATGATATAAGCACTGCTTGTGTTTTAGTGTAATTTCTGAGTTCTTCACGTTGTAAGTCGTGCAGTAGTAGTTCGTGTTTGCCGTACCACCAATCTAAGTTGACATCTAGTGCTACTTCGTAGCATCTGATTGCCGAAACAAATTCTACTCCGCCTTCATATCCAGCGCGTACAACTTGCATTTCAGGATCGTGTTGTTGTAATTCTTTGATTAAGTCTTTTATTTTCATGTTGTTAACTGAGTTTTGTATTCACGGATTGCTTCTGCATCTAAGCAGGCATATACACGAAAAGAGTCACGACCAACACGATCATAAAGATCATTAGCCATTATTTCTAGTCGTTCTAGTTTTTCTATTGACAAATGATCGCAACCAACGTAGCGACTCATAAAAGCATCAATTAAAAACTCTTTTGTATACCCAGCCATGTTTTCTCCAAAGTAAGTTTATATTATACCGCAAAAAGCAAATGAAATCAAGTCTAAATTAATAGGAGGTTTTGCCACCAACTGCGCGAACCCAGTCAATCTGCTTTTCAAATTCTATAACAAGATCAGGGTCGTTGTATTCGTACATATCAGGTATATTTAATACTAAGGATCTTGTTACTATTAAGTTGTGTAACATTTGATGTTCTTTAAATAATTCTAATGCTTCGTGATAGTTTTCTTCGTTAACAAACACAATTTTTTCAGCCCACATGATAAGATTGGCACTGATTGAAACTAACGCATAATCTATTGCACTACCGCAACTGCGAGCATTTAATCCTTTGCGAATGGCTAATGCAGCACCTGTTGGGCTACGCAATAACCCAGCGCTGCACACAAAAAGCCAGCGAGGAGCACTACCTTGATAATGATTACTATAAGGAGTTGTTGTTTTAAAGATTTCTGCATTTTTAGTGCCTTGTTCAAATTTATTTTGTGAGTTCATATAGTTGTTGCGATGCTGTATTTTTTTGTTTTGATTCGCACATAATATCTGCGTATGGTTGAAAACTTAAGCACCACTTGTTACAAGCTTGATTCCAGTAGAATTCTGAATGTGCGCGAAGTTTTGCCGAAGTAAAACCACTAGATTTAAGTTGTTTTAAGTCTGGGCGAATATAAGGGTCGTGGTCAACAAGCACATCTTCTCGGGATACACTATAGTGCATTGTTGGTCGCACACCGCGCCAGCTGTCAAGAACACGCTTGAACTTGTCGTCGCAAGGTGTAATATACTCGTCACTGTGAATCCAGTGGTGATGTATGTCTAAGACTAAGGCACAGTCATTGACTAATTCTAGCGAATGGTCAAGACCCCAGGTAAACTCTGCGTTTTCAATAGTCAAACAATTACGTGCTTCGGGACTAAGACGTTTAAGTGCGTCACGAATACCTTGTGGACCACGTTTACCACCAATGTGTACATTGCATTTAAAGTCTTGAAACTTTTTGCCGTAACCTAAGTAGCGGATTAAGTCGCAATGATACTCAAACTCTGTGATTGAGTTTTCAACAACGTGAGGTTGTTCTGAAGCAAGCACACAGAACTGACCTGGATGGAATGATAAACGAATGTCCAATTCCCTAGCACGATCACCTATTTTTTGGAGGTTAGACTCTAGGAACTGGACTACGTCAGGCTGAAAGTAAAACGGCATATAGTCGTCATGAGTATATGCTGTTAGTAAATCTGATGTAATACGAAACATACGCAACTCTGGTGGCTGCTTGCCTAACCATTCAATCTGACCCGCCAATGCTTGAACATTAGCACGCATCAA